GCATGGGCGGGACTGAACCCGTGGATCAATGACATGTCTAATCTGCTGTTGCTGTGCGGCACTGGCACGACCGGCTGTCACGGCTGGGTTGAGTCGCACCGCTCCGAAGCCTATGAGGATGGCCTGCTCGTCCATTCGTGGCTGTTTCCGTGGGAAGTCCCGGTTCACGTGCATTCGAACCACCGGCTCGCGGATGCGGACGGTATAGCCGTTCTGCCTAGGAGCGAAGATGACGAAGCCGAGTGAGCGAACGTGGGACGAGAACGGCATCCCCACGGACGCCGTCGAGAATGACGAGACGTACATACGTCTACCAGACCAGTACGGCAGGGTGTACCGGCGGCGCCACGGATTCTCCGCCACCTATTCGGCGGGTTGCCGCTGCGCTCGCTGCTACCGGGAGCGCTACAGGACGCACAAGCTCGCGAAGTTGCGTTCGCGTCCGATGCATGACGGCGACGTGATCCGCGAGCATATGATTTGGTTGCGGGACGTCAAGGGGATGGGGCTGCCTTCGCAGGCGCGGGTTTCGGGTATCCACGTACGTAGCCTGTTGCGAATCTTGACCGGCCGCAGCGATGGTGAGGCGGGACGCATTCCTCCGCCTCCTCGTGTTCAGGCTCGAACGGGCGACGCCATCTTGGCAATCACTGGGGACGAGGTAATGCAGCGGCATAGCCAGGATTACGTTCCGGCTGACCTGACCAGGTACCGTCTCCGTTCGCTGGTTGCCCTTGGCTATCCGGTCAATACCTTGGTTGAGATGATCGGGCGTAGGCCGCTGAACGGCGGTGGCCCCTTGCACAAGGTAGTCAACGGTCAGGTGGAGCGCGTGTATCTGGAGACGGCGGTAGCTGTGGCCGAGCTGTACGACAAGATCGGCGACACGCCTCCGACTCCGATTGGTGACCGGGAGAAGGCGGCCGTCACCTCGGCGCGGAGACGGGCCGAGAGGGAGGGCTGGGGTACCCCTGCTTCCTGGGATGACCCGGGCACTCTGGGGTCCGGCGTGCCTGTCGTGATGGCTGCGGAGTGTGAATCCGATGAGCCTGACCGGGTGGTTGTCGAACGGCTCATGGAGGGCAAGCGACCCGAAGGGTTCACCCGCGCCGAGCGGGACGAGGCGGCCCGGATCCTCTTCACCCGGGGTGATCTGTCCGAGAAGCAGATCATGGAGAGACTGAAGGTCAGCGGTCGCACCTTCTATCGGGCTACGGGAAGAGAGACGCGGCGATGAGCACGCAGGACAACGAGGCATCCCGACGTCGGGAGAAGGTCGTCTCTCACAAGGTGGATTGCTACGATCTGGACTGTATCCACTGGTCACGCCATGATCGGGCGTTCCGTATCTATCACTCCTGCGGACTCGTGCGGAGCGCAGGAAGTGACTATGAGAAGGCCATGGCGGCGCTGGTCTCGCACATGAACGTGTGCAGTGGAGACAAGACGCCGGTTGACGGCGAGCCAACGTGGAGCGCATCCTGAGGGCATGGCCGAAAGGAGGTTTCATGGGACAGAAGCTCGTGAAGCCTGGCAAGTCCTCCCAAGAGGAAGAACAGCCCGAGACTGCCGAGTCAGTCACCCCGGAAACCCCCGCAGCCGACGAAGCCCTAGATTTCCTCGACGAGATCGATGACGTCCTGGAAAAGAACTCCGAGGAGTTCGTGAAGCAGTTCGTGCAAAAGGGCGGACAGTAGACCTAGTCCTCAAGCTCCCCGGCGATCGTCCGGGGAGCTTGTGTTATGCCCAGCTGTTCCATCAGCTCGACGATCCGCGCGTCTACGTTGGTGCTGATCGTCAGGTCCGTCTTCACCGGGGCGTCGGAGCCCTCGTTCTTGGCCTGTCGTTCCATGATCTTCAGCGCCACCTCGACGTGTCGCAGGTTGACGCCGGGGCGTGCGGGATCCTGTCCGGTGGCCTGTGGCCACACCGCCTGTAGCAGCGCTTCGAGGCGTATGCGCTGCAACACGCGCAGCCGCTCGGCCTCCTCGCGCTCCTCCTGCCGCAGCTTCTCCAGCCCGGCCTGTACGTCTTTCCAGGCGTGGCTCTTGTTGCTGTAACCCAGGGCATCGGCTATCTGTTCGTAGGTGGCGGACTCAGCTTTCATGGCGAGAGCGTCTGTCCGGCGACGTATCAGCCGTTCCTCGTCTGGTTTGCCCATGACGTCTAGTATAGTTGCTTCCATGACTAGTAAGCTCGACGTGGGGGGCGTCTTCGAAATCGCCCAAATGTTGGGGGTGTCACGTCAGCGCGCCTTCCAGCTCACAGAGAAGCCATGGTTTCCGGAACCTGTTCAGTTGAAGTGTGCCCGCATCTGGGACCTCGGCGAGGTAAGGGAAGTCTTCCGCGCTCGCGGCCGTGACCTGTAAGGGGGTCATTGGCACTCGATCCGGAAGACCCGAATGTCAACGTCCACCGGGTGGAGCTTCCACCTGTCCAGTCCTATGACGACTGGCGTAGCTGGCCGCTTGACGCGAAACAGAAGCTTCTAGCAAAGCTGGAGTGGGAAGCCAAGGCCAAGGCGCCGCTTCCCTACTTCGACTTGGCCAGACCGAAGCAGCTTCCGCCTGAGCATCCGTCGCACCACCTGGAAGACTCCCGTGGCTTCTCCTGTGGCTGTAGCGGGGTCGATGACGACTGGATGATCTGGCTTCTCATGGCCGGTCGTGGCATCGGGAAGACGTTCGTCGGATCGAACTGGATCCTGTCCCGTGCGATCACGGAGCCCGGCGAGTACGCCGTTCTGGCCCCTACCTTCAACGCGTGCCAGAAGACCTGTTTCGGAAACGCCATCATCCCGGCCCTGAAGAACGCCAAGATCGATTACGGCTACCGCCGGAACGAGCTGGAGCTGTCGCTTCCGAACGGCTCCGTCATCTACGGGTTCACCGCCGACAACCCGGAGAAGGTCCGTGGCTACAACCTGTCGGGCGCCTGGTGTGACGAGCTGGGTTCCTGGCGGTATAGCGAGACGTGGTATGCGGCGCTGGTCCCGGCGGTCCGTAAGGGCCTGCACCCGCGCATTGTAGTAACCACCACCCCGCGTCCTACTGACTTGATGCTCGACCTGGTGAGCCGTGATGACGGGACGGTTCACCTCACCCGAGGCACGACGTTCGAGAACCAGGACAACCTGTCCGCCATCGCCCTGGCCGAGATGAAACGCCGGTACGAGGGCACGCGGCTTGGACTTCAGGAGCTTGAGGGTCAGCTGCTGGAAGACATCGAGGGTGCGCTGTGGACCCGCGACATGATCTCTTCCGGGCGCCTGAAGGGCAAGTGGCTCGACACTGCGGGCACCTGGCACGACGACTTGGACTTGATCTCGCTCGAACGTGTCGTGGTCGGCTACGACCCCGCCGGTTCGGACAACCCGGATTCCGACGAGCACGGTATCGTCGTCGCGGGCGTGGACTACAACGGCCACGGCTACATACTCGCGGACTACTCGCTGAAGGGCACGCCGAACCAGGCGTGTCACCAGCTGATCAAGGCCTACAACGAGTGGCACGCAGATTGCATCGTGGCCGAGGTGAACCACGGCGCCGACTGGGTCCCCAGCCTCATCGCCACGGTTGACGAGAACGTTCCGGTGCGGACGGTCCGGGCGTCGCGGGGTAAGGCCCTGCGCGCGGAGCCGGTGGCGTCGCTCTACAACCAAGGCCGTGTGCATCACTACGGTACGTTCGCCGATCTGGAAACTCAGATGACGCGGTGGACTCCGCATTCGTCGCAGAGCCCGGACCGTCTGGATGCCCTCGTCTGGGCCATCACGGAGCTGAAGGGTCTACAGTCCATGGACTACGCGGCGGCGTACGGCACGGTAACGTGTCAGCGTTGTGCGCGAGGGTACGTTTTCGCGTCCCATCCGAAGGCCTGCCCGTTCTGTCATGCTCCGACCTGATGCGTTACCCTGTATGTAATGCAGTCCCTCTCTGATTGGAGTGATGCCCATGAAGCAGCTGTTAGCCATCATGGAAGAGGTTGCCGCTCCGATCAGGGGGTGATCCGTATCTCCTCGTAGGGCGCCCGAGGCTAAAGGCGCCCACCTCCTGTCTAAAGGGATGCCCATGAGTACTGCGCTGGAAGATCTCGTCATCACCTTCACCGACGAGTCGCACGAGGAACCGTGCGGGACGTTCGTCACCGACTGCCCGCAGGCGGCGATCTGGCGTGTCACGTTCTGCCCCATCTTTTCGCAGAGGCCCTGTGTGTGCGGCGAGCGGGTCGTTTTTCTCTGCGACGCACACGCCGAGCGAGTACGCGCGATCGATCGCGAGTACTTTGGTGCGTTCCAGTGCGGACACTGTAAGCGGCAGACATATCTACAGCGCATCCGCCCGCTCCGCAAACCTTGACCGCGTGCCATCTCCCGTGGGATAGTCTCACTTGGCGATACTTTCTCGACCCTGTCCCCCCCCCTGAAAGGCAACCTAATGACCGACGTTGACGTTAAGCACGACGATGGCTGGGCCCAGCTCGAAGAGACGCAGGCGGCGCTCAAGCTCGCAGCCGCTCGCATCGTCGAGCTGGAGGAAGAGAATGGCCAGCTGAAGGAAGAGATGGGCGTCCGGCAGGCGCGTATCTGGGCGATCCAGACCGCCCTCCAGACGCAGCAGGCCAAGAGCGACACCGCGAAGTTCGGGTTCGCCGTGGACCTCGAAGCGTACCTGCTCGGCTCGCACGCCCGGCTCGTCTCGGACAAGCTCCCCCCGGAGAAGGACGCCCCGGAAACCAGTGAGCGGCTGGTTCCGGAGACCAGCGTTCAGCTCTGATGGGGACACGCAAGTACCAGAACCGGGACCACTTCTTCTCGGGCTCCGTCGATTGGCGCAACTACTCGCAGCCGAGTCCGACCGTGGCGGTGATCGATGAGCAGAAGGAAGCCAGCCGGTCCGTCCGGCGCCGCGTTGCCAGGATGGTGCGCAAGGCTCGCGGCGGCAGAGAACCGCTCTCGGCCTACACTCCGGATTCCGAGAATGAGCCGTACCGAAAGGGATGATGATGGGCCCGTTTCAGATGGGGCGCCAGCATGCAGCGGAGTTCCTGCGCTCTCTGGGCCCGCTGGAGATCAACCAGCCAATCTACCTGAATCAGGAAGAAGTGTGGCCGGAGGCCGGTCCGTACACGTGGGACCAGTACATCAAGGGCGCCAAGAGCCTGCTCGGGGAGGGCCGGGTATGTGGCGGGCGACGCCCTGCGAGCCTGCCGAGCGTTCTACGGGCGCGCTGAGTATCAAAGATCACGCATACGGGTACGTGCTCTTTGGGGGTAACGGGGATGGCGCGCGGATGTGCCAGTGCGGCCATCCCCTGATTGCCCACGGGGATAGGGTTTTCGGGGTTTGCACTGGCGAAGAGTTGAAGATTTCAACGAACGCCCTAGGCGACACCTACGTAATGTTCTTTCTACGTGAGTCGGTTGGGTGTAAGTGCGGAGGGTTCCATGCGGAAGAAGCCTGAACCGGAGTGGACTCCGGAGCTGTTGGCTGCCGCGTGGAAGCTGGTAGAAGACACACCGCAGTGTGTGTTTTGCGGCGGCCACCACGCCCGTGAGTGTCCGCGCGTCCGGCGAATCGCGTACTACGAGTCGGCGGAGACGAAGGTACGTGAGGTCGAGTTCTGGCCTCACGGGGAATGGCCATGGCAGGAGGTCGTGTTCGCTGACCTGTTGCCTTTCCCTGAAGAGGAGTAGAACGATGACGGGATCAGTGGAAGAGGTACGCCGTAAGGTTGTGAAGCGTCATCATGCCACGGCGGCATGGGCGGCCTGGGCGGTTGCCGGTGTCATCCTCGAAACCGTGACCTTGTACCTCGCCGAGGAAGGTTCGACGCTCAGTTCGCATGTGTGGGATTCCACCCGTCAACCACACCGCATCCCACGGCAAGCAAGGTGTTCACGGCAGGGTTTCTGACCTGGGTTGTCGTGCACTTCGCTTCCGGCGGCAAGATATAATTGCCGCATGTCAATCATGTGCACCCATTGCGGTCGTCCTTGTGCCCCTGGTGTGGGCTGGGCCCGCATGGTGCACCCTCTGACTTCTGCGGTGTTCGCTGTCCCGCTATGTCGTCGCCTGGGCATCCTTGGACAACCCGACTCCAAGCCACTAGACTGCTTGTCGCTGGTTAGGGACTGTGGATACGAACTCGGTTCCGCGCGACGCAGCATCGATCTCGTCGGACTCATCCAGTCGGATGACTTTGACGCCACCCTCGATGACGTAATCGAAAGGCTCACCCATGGCTCAGACTCCGGCGCAACTGAGGGGGCTTGAACTCCTTGAGTGGCTGAAGACCACAAGGCCTGTCATCAAGGGCGAGACGGTCGGGCTGATCGAGCGGCGCCGCAAGCGTCTGGTGGCGGTCCTGAAGGAGATCACCGTAAGTCCGGAGGGCTGCCTGTTCTATGGCGACCCAAGCTTCTCCACCCGTAGCGAGATCTCTTGGCCGATCATCGCTTACCCGAGGGGCGTCAAAGGCCCTGTCGGCTCCCGTGCCCCGGTGGCGCAGCGTGCGCTTGCCCGGCTGTTGCTCGATCTGTATTTCCCCACCCTGAAGAAGCCTACCCGGCTGAATCCCACGTGCGGCCATCACCGCTGTGTGAATCTTCAGCACATCGCTAAGGCTCCGATGAAGCTGCGGGAGCCGCGCCTTACGCGCGAGGAGTTCCGCGAGGTCGCACTCATGGTCCGCCGGGACGGTAAGGACGCGCGGACGGTCGCCGAGCTGACGGGCTACTCCCTGTCGGCGGTGCGGAACATCTGCTGCGGCGGGTGGCATCGGGAGTGGATAGCGGACATCCTTGAGGAGTTCGTGCCGATTCGCGGCAACGTCCAGATCGAAGCCTCCCGGGTGCGAGAGATCTACATGGTCGCGTACGAGAACCCCAGCATCTCGGCCACGGCTCTGGCCAGGAAGATGGGCGTGGCGTACCCTACGGTATTGGCTATTGTGCGCGGTCAGACGCACAAGGCGGTGACGGAAGACCTCCGGGAGATGTATCCGAATGAGCGGTAGGCAACGCTTCGCCGACTTCAAGCCTCACGACTTCGGGGACGAGGGCACGCGGGAGGTGTTCCGTGCCGCCGGTCGCGGGATATGGCTGGATGCGGTGATGTTTGGCCTCAGGGCCCCTGAGGCGAGCAGCAGCGAGTTCGAAGCTCTGGCCGAGGCACAGGGGCGCTGGGCGAGAGGCAGGGCGGCGCTGCGGCGTTCCTTCCGGGGTGGAGAGATGGGATCCGGGGACTTCCAAGAGCGTTTGGACGTCTTCTATGTCCACTGGCCGATGCGTGTAGAGTACGGCGTGACGACGTGTGCTGGCTGTGGATCGCATACGCCGTGGCCGTGCCCGGTCCTCAGCGAGGTGGAAGAGGAATTAGGATGCTCACCTTGATCACGCGCTCCACGATCACGCCGTGGTCGAAGACGTTCAAGGACTGGGACGAGCTGAACGCGTGGAACCGGCAGACCTTTCCCGAGGGCTGGACAGTCGGCATGACCCATCGCTACAAGAACGAGAACGGCAAACTGATCTGCACCCACGAAATCGTGGACGACGAGAGGGAGTGAGTCCAATCGGAGTAGGACGACCGGAAGACCAGCAACTGCCCGTACAGAACGACCGGCCGTACGTGCAAGATCTCATCCGTGAGGAATTGGCGGGGTGTCGCTCGGAGATCGACGACGTCCACGTGACGCAGGACTTCGACGACCTGCTGAAACTGCTGGATGAGCGGCAGAAGCTCGGAGAGCAACGCTACGGCGTTCCGGGCCTTCAGTCGCACAACGGCCGTGACCTTCTCCGCGACGCGCTTGAGGAGACGCTGGACGCGGCTCTGTACGCCCGTGCGCTCGCCGACGAGGAGGGCGACGCGGACACGCTGGAGTGTTACGAGACGCTGTTGGTGGAGGCGCTGTGGCTTCAGAGCAAGGTAAGGAGTCGTCGTGCCCCTGCCGAACAACCGATCGGGCGCTGATGATGATCTCGACTTCAGCCATGTGTACGGGACGGGGCCGCGCGTCACGGAGGGGTGGGACAAGCGGTTCCACGGTTCGTGCAACACGTGTCTTACCGGGCTGCACGGCGACACCGCCGAGGAGCTGGCGGACCTGAGGCGCCAGCACTCCCAGCATTACAACTGTGCGGAGTGCCTGGCGTGGCTCAACTCCACGGACGAGGAGAGCCTGATCAGGCTTGTCGCGAAGCATCGCCACGGAACGGCTGGAAGATGAGTGGCTATGAGGTGCGACCCATCATCGTCAACGGCGTGCTGTCCCGCTGGAAGGTGACCCGGTTCCGCGTCGGCACTCCGCTGCAAGACTATGGCGAGTGGCACAACAGAGACGTCGCGCAGATGGTGGCCGAGTTCCTACGTCACGCCGACAACCTAGACGCCGGGTCGGATGAGGCCAGGGCGGCAGAAGAAGAGAACCAGGAAAGGGAAGCACTATGAAACCAGACATCAAAGGTTGGCTGAACGTCGAGATCTACCGCGTCGGTGACGTCACCGTGGCGGAGGTGATCCCGCCCCAGGGGGAAACCTTCCGGGGTGCGTCCAAGCGGCACCCGGACGACCCCCAGAATTCGGCCATCGGGAACAGCCTGGCTACGGCTCGGGCCCTTCGGGAGTACGCCGACCATCTCAAGCGTGCGGCCTTCAGAGCCAGCCATGATCGGTGACCCCTACGAGCACATCTCTCGCGCGCTCCGCGAGTACGAGACCACAATCCTCAATGAGATGTACAAGTTCGAGGTCCCCGACCGGGACACGATGTGTGATCTCTGTGAGGACCCTTGTACGAAGGTCGCCTTGTGGACGTGCGTCATGTCCCACTACTGCTCCAGTCCCGGCTACGCCTGCCAAGAGCACCGCGACATGTTCGACGAGTCGTGCGAGATGTTTACGTGGGAGTGCACTACGTGCGGCAAGGAGTCGAAGTTCGTCAGATGGGAGAAGGTGCGATGAGCAAGCGTTTCCGGGTCACCTACGAGATGGAAACCACCGACGAGGGATTCGTGCAGTCGGTCGCCACACCCCGCCATAAGTACGCGATCGACAGCACGGGGCGGAACATCTACGTACCCGACGAAGCCGAGATCGAGGAGATCGTGGAGGAACCGCCGTTCGAGCCGGGCTACTACCGCCTCAACTACGCGACCCCGAACAGCCCTTACAATGCGTGTAGCGCGTACTGGTTCAACGAGCCCGCCGAACCGGGGTACGACACTCGGGAATGGGAACGGGTGATCGTGCTCCCCCGCGTCCTGCTGAACAAGATGGATCCGGATACCGACTGGGATCAACTGGAAGAGGACAGCCGATGACCAGACAGCCGATGACCATGACCACTGACATCCCCGACAACATGACCATTGTCATTCCCCTTCCCGACGCTTTTGACGAGCTTATGCGTCGCATCGGCCTGGAAGCGCCGGACATCGCGCTGAACGGCGACGACCTGTCCATGACCACGGTCCTCATGGCGCAGCTATACAAGCGGTTCCGCCACTTCCGCCGCTGGCAGCCGGACGGGTTCTCGCGTCTCGTGAAACCACACAGGAATCTGATGGGAACCGAGGTAGCTACGTGGGCTTATCCCGGCGATGAAGCCCCCGTACCCGGCCTTCTCTCATCCTGCCGCCTCGGCGATGACTGGGGCGCGATCATCGGCGTGGAACTTTCTGACGGCAACCGGTGTCTCGGATCTATCAGCGTGTGGGCGGACTCTTCGGCCCGCGCCGACAAGATCCTGAAGGGACTGCGCCTCAAGCTCGACGGCGAGCTTCCCATGGGCAAGGAAGAAGACCGGTCACACCTGGTGCCGTTCTACTTCTGGCGCGCAACCAGCATGGGCCCGAAGCCGTCCTATCGTGACATTGTCGTTCCGCACTGGTCAGAGATCAGCGACAACTACGACACGGAAGTACAGTCCCGGTTCGCCGAGCTGCACAAGATCGAGCACCCGGACCCGAACGGCCCTCGCATCATCCTGCTGCACGGCCCGGCCGGAACTGGGAAGACCACGATGATCCGCAGCCTGGCGCACGCGTGGAAAGACTGGTCCACCTTCCACTGCATTGTGGATCCGGAGAACCTGTGGGGCGACCCGAACTACCTGTTCGAGTTGGCCATGGGTGATCACTATAACGGGCCGGGCGGCGCCAGGGTGCCGTGGCGTGTGCTCGTCATGGAAGACTCCGGCGAGCTGCTGTGCGCCCGCGAGGGCGGCGTGACGGGGCAGTCTCTCGCGCGGCTGTTGAACATGGCGGACGGGATCCTCGGGCAGGGCATGCGTGTGATGTTCCTCATCACCTCGAACGAACGTATCCAGCAGCTCCACCCGGCCGTGTCCCGGCCCGGGCGGTGTCTGGCTAAGATCGAGGTGGACAAGCTTCCGGCCGAGCAGGCGTCGAAGTGGCTCGGGAAGGACGTCGCGTCACCGCACTCGCTTGCGGAGCTGTATGCTCTGAAGACCGAGACCGAACTTCGCGGGCACACCGTCGAAGAAGCAGAGACTGCGATCGGACACTACCTGTGACCCTGCTCATCATCACCGCTATGATCGTCGCGTTCATCCTGTGGGACAGAGCGCGGCACAGGAAGTGACCTACAAGTGGTCCGACGTGAAGCGTGAACGCGGGTGGCCTGACGATCCGGGTTTACGCGCGGCCATAGCGGCGGACCGGCGGAAGTGGAAACGTCGCGCCCTGTATCTGAAGATCATCCGCAACTTCACCACTGTATGCGTGATCTCGGCCGTGTTCTTCACCTCGTTGACGCTGCTCGGGTGGTGGGGCTATGCTCCTGCCATCATCGGAACCGCCGCCTACTTCACCTGGAAGGAACATCGTGCCTCCTCCTAACGGCCTGTTCTGGCCGAACGATCCGTACGGCTTCTACACCCCCGCAGCAGTCGGGCGCTACGAAGGTACGCCCGTCTTCAAAGGCGGCGACCTCGGCGCTATCTGCTCGGTGTGCGGCCTGTGCAGAGCAGAAGCCCACAAGACCGTATGCGCTATGTGCAAGTGCGGCACCATCACCCACACCTACAAGTACGGCGAGAGGCCTACCGTGGAAGAGACTAAGACCTTCAAGGACGTTACCTGTGTGGTGGGCGACGGGAGCTGGCGCAAGGTCCACAACTGGGGCAAGAACAACAACAACTACGATGGCCCTACGGCGTTCGAGTACGACCCGAAGGAGTGGCGTCTCGACGTCACCCTGACCCGCCGGGAACGCAAGTTCGTCCCGGGCTACTACCGGGTCCGTGGTGGTGCGATCATGGACCTGACCAATCATGCCAATTGGCCGGGCGGCTGGTCTGCGCTCACGCGCCGCGAGGCGAAGCGCGTCGTCGTCACGGAGGTGGACGATGACTGACAAGGACGAGTACACCTACAAGGTGAAGTACGCCCGCGTCAGCGGCATGGTGGTGCCGGAACTCGATAAGCCTCAAGAGGCGAACGACTACCGCTGGTACATGGGCATATCCCACCCGGACGGCGGCAGGTACTTCGACCCGAACGACTGGGATCTGGAGATGAAGTTCACCCGGAAGCAGTTCGTGCCCGGGTTCTACCAGGCCGTACGGGAGCCGCAGCACAAGCAACGCCCCCGGTGGTGCCACACCCAGCAAGACCGTGACATCTTCTTCGGTCCCACCGTCCCGACCCGCCGTGTCGTTGTCACCGAGGCCGAGGCCTGACCGTGTCCGTACTACCCCCCTTCCCGATCACCATGATTGACCGCCCTTACCACTCCGACCACAGCGGCGGAACGTATCAGGAGAACATCCGACTGCCCTGGTACAAGCCGCCCGCCGACGCCGGTCAGTGGTTGAAAGAGGGATACCAGGCGTACACGCCGGGCCCGATCATCAAACGCTGCCTCGACTGCGACGTGACGTGGGGCGTGGCTCACGCCGTGGCCGAGGACCCTTCGCTGTGCTGGTGTTGCGGCGGGTGGGTGTAGTCCTGTAGGCTTTGCTCGTTGACAACAACACAGAGACTTCCCATCCGGTGGGCACCTAACTACGCCGGAAGCTGCCGCCGGGTGGGAAACAAGCTCAGGGTATGCGCGGCACGACACGACACCCTCTCTCGACCTGAAACGCAGATAAGGCGAGCGGTATCCCAGCGCTGTAGCTCGTCTCGCCCCCGGACGAAGTAGCTGGGAAGGGGGCGCAAAGCCGGGTAGGCCAACGGTAAGCCGGAGCGCTCATAACGCTCGCATTTGGGAGTTCGAATCTCCCCCCGGCCACGAGGTCCAAATTGGTGGCTCTGATGACCTCAAACAAAAGCTGAGCATCCCCCGTCCTCGCCGCCCAGGCGTTAAACAGGCGGCCGTCATATTTCGTGGACGACGTTAACTCCTCGAACTGGGCGGTCCCGACCCCTTCCTACAGGGCCGGGGCCGCCCTACCGCGTTCTGCTAGGGTAGTAAGTGCACGACATCAAAGGGAGATACCAAGATGAAGAAGAAGATTGCGGCGGCTGGGGTCGCAGCCATGGTCGCCCTGGGGATCGGAGGCGCAGCCTCGGCGCACGCCACCTCAAGCCCGGTCAGTCAGGCCACGCAGGTGCAGCAGATCACCGGTTCCCTAAGTTCCCCGATGAACGGCGCAGACCTCGGCGTGGCGTGGTTCGACGGGGTCTCCGTCATGCACGTGTTCGGGGACAACGGCACGTCGGTGAAGCCCCAGTTCTCCGGGCCCATCCTCAACGGATATCAGCCCAACGCGATCGGCTTCGATCGGACGGCGGACATCAGCAAGGGCATCACGTACGCGTCGCCGGGTATCAAGCGGCCCATCCTGCCGCTGTTCACCGGCTCCGAAGATGGCGTGGTCCCGACTGGCGGCATCCACGTGAACGGCAAGGACTACGTCAAGTACGTGGTGTTCGCGAAGGGCCACACAGACCAGACCCAGACCACGGCCAACGGGATCGCGGAGAGCGACGACGGCGGCCTGACCTGGCATCGGGTGTTCTCGGCCATCTGGCCGCAGAACGCGGGCCTCACGGACAAGTTCCAGCAGCAGGCCATGGCCCAGGGCCCTGACGGCTATGTCTACGTGTTCAGCACCGCATCCGGCCGGTGGAGCGATGTCTACCTGATGCGTGTGCCGAACGCGAGCATCCTCACCAAATCCGCGTACCGGTACTGGACGGGTACCGGCTGGTCGAGCACTCAGGCGTTCGCCCATCCGATCGCCGCTGGTCCGGCTGGTGAGATGTCGGCTAAGTACCTGCCGAGCATCGGCAAGTGGATCATGATGTATAACAACGACGTGAACCCTGGCGGCAATACGGTGCTCCGCTACGCCAGTCACGTGGCCGGGCCGTGGTCTGCGCCGGTGACGGTCCTGCCGGACAGCGTCAGGACTGTGTACGCCCCGATGATCGACCCGCGTACGACGGGCAGCACGCTCTACTTCTACGGCTCTGACTGGAGCACGTATCAGACGTATTTGTTCAGGGCGCAGATGAACCTGCCGCAGTGAAACACGGCGATTGAAGGAGAACGAGCATGGCTAATCAGGAACTCGCGAAGAAGGTGCTGGATCACATCCTCGCTCACCCCGAGGAACACGACCAGTCCACCTGGGGCATCAAAGCCGAGTGTGGCACCGTCGCCTGTATCGCGGGTTGGACGTGCATACTGGCTGGGCAAGAGGAGTGGCAGCGGTTTGTGGATGAAGACGCCTGGGGTCTCCCCAACTTCAGCACCCCGCGTCTGGCGGGTCAGCTGCTCGGGATCTCTGAAGACGACCGGCCGGAACTGTTCTTCTGCTTCGACAACGACGAGGCGCTGCGCAGGTTGAAGCACTTCGCGGACACTGGCGAACTCCCCTCCTTCACCTACCACTACGATACTGAAGAGGACTGAACATGGCGAACCAAGAGAAGGTGAAGGCTGTTCTGGACGCGATCCTGGAACACCCGGAGCTACACGACCAGAACAACTGGGCACGGAAGACCTCGTGCGGCACCGTGATGTGCATCGCGGGGTGGACGTGCCACCTGGAAGGGCTGGAGTTCGAGTGGGAGGGCTACACGATCCTCCCGGAAAACCACGCCGACGTCCTCGCCGAGAGCGGCGATATCATCCCGGACGCTGCTCAGCGCCTTCTCGGCCTGTCCGACGTCGAAGCTCGGAACCTGTTCTACGAACTGGACGAGGACGAAGCGCTGCGGAAGTTGAAGCACCTCGCCGACACGGGCGAGCTTCCGCCGGAGCAGATGACGAGTTGGACCGACCCGGTAACCGGCGTCACCACCTACTCGCTCGGCCGCTCCTCCCTTTCCTTCCCCGACCTGAGGAGTGACCGTGGCTAGTCCCCGTGAACACGCCGACAACCTGTCCAATCACACGTTCGAGGTGTCGGTGCTGCACGGTACCGATTCGTTCGTGTTCGATGCCGCGTACTTCAAGGAGACGGACCACGGCAACATCGAGTTCAAGGGGTCCGATCACGCCCCGGTCGCGCTGTTCCCGCAGGCTATGGTCGTGTCGATCCTCCGCGTGGAGGACTGATGAAGCTTCCTGAACTGTCCAAGCATGACCGCACCCGGCAGCTGATCATGGTCTCTACATTGCTCGTGCTCGTCGAGCTTAAGGGCGGCCTGTTCGTAGACATCCTGTTCTGGCTCGTCTTCGTCGGGTTCGTCTTCACCAAGGACGGGACGGACGACTGATGCATCAGACCTCGTGGCATAAGGCCATCCCCCGCACCATGTTCCGGCTGGCTTTGGCTGCCATGGTGACCGGGCTGCTCATACAGGTGGTGTCATGAGTGACGACGTGTACGCGGTGCTCGGACCTTGCCTGCTGCTCGCCGGGGTGGTGTCGTGATGGAACAGCTCGCTAAGATCTTCGCTGTCATCATTTGCGTGGTGGGCCTGGCCTTCGCGGTGACGTTCATGGTTCTACTTCTGATGCTGGCGGTGAAGTTCGTATGACCCGATACAAGGTCGAGTACGAAATCGAGGGTACGCTGCGGACCGGCGACGGTTGTTCGCGTCCGTACATACAGGTTGTCGGCGGGAAATACATTCACAGCTTCCCGCACGACGCCACCGTGACCGAGATCAAGCCTCCGTTCGAACCGGGCTGGTACAAGTGCCCGAAAACCGGGGCGCTGTTCTGGGTGGACTTGTGCGATCAGTACGGCAAGCGGGACCCTCAGGGCACCGACCGGTGGGCGACGCGCCTATACCTCAAGGGCGACGGCACCACAGCGATCGGAGCCGCCTTCCGTGTCGGTGACGCATGGCTATCGACGCACAACCGAGTGGAGATGTGATGTCGGAAGTTCGTACGCGTGGCCTGTTCGGAAAGCTCGCCCCCCGATTTCCGGTAGGTCTCCGCGACTTCAGCACCTACTCGGGCGCCCTGCCGTATCCGGCTAGCACCGTCCATCACGAGCAGCTGGTCAAGACCTGGCCCATGGACGGCAACGACCAGTACGGAGACTGTGTGGCAGCTGCCGCCGCTCACATGATCCAGTCGTGGGACGCGACGACCGGCGTGCAGCTCCCGGTCCCTACCGAGCAGGCGGTGGTGTCGGAGTACTTCACCCTCACCGGCGGCAGGGACAACGGGCTCGTGATGTCCGACACCCTGAACACGTGGATGCACTCAGGCCTGTGGGGCAACCGCATCCTCGGCTATGCCCCGGTGAAGCCGACGTCCCAGCTGCACCTGAAGCAGGCCGTGAACTTCTACGGCGCCGCGTTCCTCGGGATGCAGCTGCCGCAGAACTCGATGTCGCAGTTCGACCACGGCCAGCCGTGGTCTCTGGTGACGGGCTGGCAGACTCAGAAGATCATCGGCGGTCACGCCGTGCCCGCCCTGGGCTATGACGCGAACTACCTGTACGTGGTGACGTGGGGCAGCGTGCAAAAGGTCGCGTGGGACTGGTACTACGTCTACGGCGACGAGGCGTGGTGCGTCCTGCCGCAGAACGACCTGACCGCCGTCAAGGGCATGGGCGGGATGAACCTCGCGTCGCTGAAGCTCGACCTTCCGGGGGTGTGACATGAGCAAGCGCGTGGTGAACAGCGCCGAAGAGATGCCGTACGGGGACCTGTACTGCTCTGTTGAGGGCGGTTACTTGTTCTGGAAAACCCATAAGGGCAAGGTCATGCATATCGAGGCGGACGGCGACTTCTGGCCTCTCGATCCCGCAGCGAACACCATGCTGTTCCCGGGCTACCGCGTCTTCAAACAGCGCCGCCGCTGAATGCCCTGGCAAACCTGGACGTTCCTCGGCGCCTGGTATACGATCGTGGCACTAGCTGCCGCCTGGTTGCGGCACACTACCAAAAAGAAGTGAGAACCTGTGCGTTTCAGAATCTCGTACGATTACGACCCGATGGTGACCTCCGATGGCAAGTGGGATCTCCACTCCACCCATGAGGACGGCACCCAGTACTACATCGACAGCTACCCGTCCGCCTGGGCGGCCCGTGACGCGCTCGACCGGATGCTGAAGGCGTTCGAGGTCAAGCCCACCTCGCGCCCGAAGGCGGCGGAGGAACCCCCGGTAGGCGACGTCTCAAGCGACGCTAGCGACTCCCACGGCGCGGAGCCGGATCCGGAGTTGGTGGCGCTGCGGAAGCGGCTGTCCGAACCGGCGGCGGAGCCCAAGCCGGAGCCGGAACACGCGATCAGCGAAGAGTCCCTACGACACCTGCGAGCCGCTCGGGAGCGGTTCGACGAGATCACCACCCCCACCACCGCCGAGCCGTTGCCTCCGTTTGCTGGCTGGAATCCCCCCGTGGACGTCCCGGCGGTTGAGCCGGAGCCGGTCAAAGGAGAAGAGGCTGACGGCGGCGTGGCGACAGTGGAAAGCGCTGTGGCTGTAGCTGAGACACCCGAGGTTCCTCCGCAGCCCGGGATGATCCCGGAGATGACCTATTCGGCCAAGGCCGAGCGATGGGTGAACAAGGTTCTGGAGAGTGAAGTCTTCCCGGAGCCCCCGCCGACCTACACGCCGCTCCTGGATCAGCTGGTGGCTGAGGAGGCTGCCGCCGTTCCGCCTCCCGCGCCGAAGCAGGAGGCGCCCAGCTGGATCAAGGATCAGTGGATCGCCGCATCCAAGATCCCCGAAGCCCCCGCCTATCCTGAACCCGCGCCGCCCTCCCGCAAAGGGGTAAGGTTCGCGAAGTGGTCCATGGGCATGGGGTTCCTCGCGGCCTACGGCGTCGCCGTGGTCGAGCTAACGAAGTCCTTCCTCTGAAAGAGAGCCGCGTTGCCTGGTGCTATCGCTAAACCCGGACGTCAACCATGGTTCGTGTGGCTGTTCCGGGCGCTGTTCCTGATCCCGTTTGTGTTCCTGGCCCCGGAGATCTGGGCTGGCGTAATGGGCTGGCCGCATAGTTTCCAAGACCTCTCGGCGTCTACGGCCGACGTGGGAGGGACGGGCGCTGTATCGGCGTTCATCGTCCTACTCATGGTCACCCCGCTGGCGACACTCACCGGCGGGTGGCGTACGCACCTGATCCTGCGCAGAGACGCCGGACGGGCTATGTTCGCCATCGCCGCGCTCGATATCACCCTGGCAGCTATCACCACGTCTGACACGTTCCCCGGCGGGTTCCTGACGCGGCTGTTCGGCCACACCTTCCTGGTTCTGGGGTCGCTGTCGTTCGCGCTGCTGCTCCCGATGGTGGTGACGTCGAACCAGTGGGCGCTGAAGTGGCTGGGCAAACGTTGGCGGATCGTCCACCGCCTCGTCTACGTGGTATGGGCGTCTATCGCCATACACCTGTTGCTGCTGTTCGGCTTCAGGATGCGGTTCTTCGGCGACTACATCCTGGCTACCCTCCCACTTGCTATCCTGCGAATCCCCGCCGTGTCGCGGTGGTGGGACCAGGCCCACAAAGAGAAGAAGGACAGGTTCCTAAGGTGGTCAGCAGCTCTCGCTTGCCTGGGCGTGTGCGCTCTGGGCTTCGTGCCGTTCTTACGGGAACTGGCCTTCAAAGGACATTTGGCCTTCGATCGGCAACCGCCCTCGGACTGACCCGGCAACAGGTGGCGCTGCGCCGGATGGTGGGGTTCGCCCTACTCATCGTGCTAGTGATCGCCGCGCTCGCTTCGCAACAGCTGATCGTGCATGGCTGGGCGTTCTTTGTTGATCGCCCCTCAGGGGTGGGAGCCTCATAATGTGGTGTCGTATCATCTTCGGCGGGCTCGCTTGGCTTATGGGTTCCGCGCGTTGGGGCCGGTTTGTCGCTAGGTGCCACCGCTCCAAATAGATACACTGGAAGGACACTTCCGCCTTTCATCTTGAAGAGAGCTGCATGCGCCGACGCCCGCGACCTGTAGTCAAGGCCTACTACTGGACGAAGAAGAAGAACTTCGGCGACCTGCTCGCCCCGTACCTGTTGAACCGTTTCGCGAACGTCGATTGCGCCCTCTCTACTCCGGAGGACGCGGACGTGGCGGTGATCGGCTCGATCCTGCATCACCTACCCCCGGACTTCGCCGGTACGGTACTCGGATGCGGAAACCTGTACCCCACGTTCACCCCGCAACTTCAGAATGCCACCGTGCTGGCGCTACGCGGCCCGCTGACGGCCCCGGGCTACAAGGGTGGACACGCCATAGGCGACCCGGGCCTACTCGCGCCAGAACTCGTCACACCCACCACGAAGGTTTGGCGTACCGCGATCGTTCCG